AATCGGACAGTATTCAACGTCCAGTGCTTATGCAATAGCTGCTATTATGGGTTATGCGATGGGTGCTAACAATGGTCTTCGTGATTCTGCTTTCACATTGAAATTCAAGGGTGAAGTGGGAGTGGAAACAGAATCGTTGTCTTTAACTCAAGTTGGGTACATTGAAGCTCAAAACGGAAATGTTTACTTGAGTTACGGAAATTACTACAACGTCTTTGAACAAGGTGTTATGTCAAACGGATACTTCTTCGATGAGAAGATCAATCTGGATATGCTTGTGAATAATCTTCAGTTAAGCGTTATGGATGTTCTTTATCAGGATCCGAAAGTACCCCAGACAGAAGCTGGCGTAACAAGATTGATTCAGGCTTGTCAATCAGCTTGTCAGGAAGCGGTTAGTGTCGGTTTCCTTGCACCTGGTACGTGGACAGGAAGAAACATTTTGGATTTGAAAGTTGGTGATACGTTGCCGTTAGGATTTGCAGTAATGGCTGATTCTTTAGCGAACCAGTCGAATGCAGATCGTGAAGCAAGAAAAGCTCCTCCGATTTATGTTTGCATCAAAGAAGCAGGAGCTATACATAGTGTCACAATCACAGTGTATGTCAATCGATAATAAATAGGAGGATAGGAAATGGACAGACGAACTACAACTTATAGTTTTAAAGATTTAACTGGGGTGATTGCTCATCCATATGCAACTGCTTTTAAACTTGTGGGTGCAGGAATAGGTGAGATACAGATCGTTATGACAACGGACAGAACGCAACACGATATTGCTGCGGATGGAAGTGTCATGGTGAGTAAGATCGAGGCTTTTAATGGTACGATCAAGATATCTTGTCAACAGACTTCCGATTTACACAAGTTTCTTATCGGTTTGCAGAACTATTTGGACACTGCACCTGCAAGTCAATGGGCATTGATCACAATTGCTTTGAGAAATGCAACCGATGGTATCAGTCATTTTGCAACTGGTGTTTCATTTGGCAAAAGAGCTGATAAGTCTTATAAAGCACAAGGACAAAATGTGGATTGGACGTTACACGCTGCAGATATCCAGTCTCAACCGTTTTAAAACGTAAGATAAAAAGAAGAAGGAGAAGAAAATGAGTAAGAAAGAAAAGTACAAAGATGTAGAAATAAATGGTGCTTGGTATCGGATAGAAAAATTTGACGCACAAACAGGATCTTTTGTAGTCTATAAGCTATTGGCTCAATTAGCTCCTATTCTCCCAATGTTAACGAAGGAAGTTGATTCTGATAGATTTAAGAATCAACTTCCTTCTGTTTTAACAGGTTTATCCAGAGAAGATTTTAAAACTCTCCAGATAGATTGTTTAAATGCATGCAGTAGGTTGGAAGGTAACGCAAAGATACCGATGCCTATAGTGACTGCGGATGGGAGGTTAGCAATCGAAGATTTAAATGACGACACTGTCACAATTATGTTTCTTACTGTTCAAGCGATTGCTTTTAATATGTCAAGTTTTTTCGCAGGAAACACATTGAACACTTTTCTGAACAAAACGATTACTTTGGTTTAAAACTTGTTCAATGTGAAAACATAGATTCATTTGCGTTTGCACCAGTAATGGCAGGTGCTTGGAAACAACATGAAGTTTGGGATGGTACATACACTTTTGATGATCTTTTGGATTGGTATGAAATGGCACAAGTGAAAGCTGAAAATGAGAAACGAATAAAAGCTTATTTTGAGAGTAGGGAAAAAGAATGACAGGTGCTGATGTAATAAAAGAATATTTGGTTTCTTTAGGTGTTCAAGTAGACACTCCTGCTTACATGAAACTCAAACGAGCACTTACGGATATTGATCAAACCATCAATAAAAGTGCGATGGGTTGGACACGTGCATTTGGTTTAGCAGGAACTGCTATTGTCGGTACACTAGGTGCTATTCTCGCATCTACAGTTGCCATGATGCGTAAAGTTTCTGATTCTGATATTGTGTTTCAGAAATTTGGTCGTCAAATGCTCATCAATGAATCTGCTGCCAAGAGTTTGAAAATTGCTACTCTTTAGTTAGTGATCAACGTGCAATGCGAACTCCTGCAGAAGCAGGTGATATGCGTAAGAGTTTAAGAGACATCACACATGAATGGACTCGAATGCAAGTCATTGCAAAGTATGCGATGGAATGGATCACATATCACTTGGGAAAAATTCTTGGGAAAGATTTTAAATCATTAAAAGATATGCTCAAGTCAATCAATGATTGGTTGATTAAGAAAATGCCAGAATGGACACAAAAGGTTGCCCAGTTTTTGGCAGGGGTTATAAACATAGCACGTTCCCTTATTATAGTCTTGAAAGGTATATACGATTCATTAAAAGCAATTTGGGAAGCACTCCCAGCAATAGGACAAGCGTTTGTCGTTTTTGCAGGGATAGTAGGGGCTTTCTTTTTATCAAATCCTTTTGGGCAAGCATTGATGATGATAGGGATGCTCTTATTGATGTTGGAAGATTATGTTGCCTTTACAGAAGGA